TAATGCAAACAATGCAAGTGAATTTACTTTTTACACACAAGAAATAAGCTATCTTAGTAACTTAGCTGTGTTAAAAGGTAATCAAGGTGGTGGAGTGTTAAAATCTGCTGAAGTAACAAAGGGACTTACATTTGTTATGAGTAGTGGAAATATAGATAAAGGCAATTTTAAATTGTTTGGTTTGAAAAAAGATTAGTATAAGAAATATATAGTAAGATAGGAGAGATATGGCAACACAAGAAGAACTACAAGCGTTAGCAGACCAAGAAATTGAAGACGCTAAACCTTTATATAAGCAAGTTAATAATGAAAGACTTGAATTTAGTGATGATGATTATGCACAAGCTAAAATTGATTTAGGTAATAGCAAGTGGGAAGCACAACAGTTTGGTTATATACAAGCTAGACAAGAAGCGTACGGCTCAATCGGAGACCAATTAGATATGCAGTTTAAAGACCTTTTAAACGACACAACTACTTGGAAAGACCACATAGCACAAGTCAAATCAGATAATCCAAAACCAAGCTAATTGACCGAACTACAACAAATGCGTTTAATCGCATTAGAACGTGCTAACAATCGTTGTGAGTGGCCAACTTGTATTAATTATGACCAAAAGCTAGAAATGGCACATTTAGTTGATATTGGTATGGGTGGATCTAAAACACGCAAATACGATATAGAAAATGTTGCTATGTTATGTAAATTACATCACGATTTATATGACGGTCGTTCAATATCATTGGCAAAGAAAGAATACCGGGTACTGTTAAAATCATATTTATATTATGCCAGAAACTAACGGACTTACGCAAAAAGAACTACTTTTAATGGTTTTAGAAAACCAAAAAGAACTAGATCGTAAAATAGATGAAATACACACACGCATTAATCAAAGACCAACACGTATGGAATTAACCGGGTGGTTGTCTGTAACAGTTATGATATTAGGGGTAATTGCTAATAGTATAATGTCTTAGTGCTTACAAGATATATACAACACTTCAATACGTTATGTAGATTTATATTAGTTTTTCTACTTATAGTCCCATTACCAGTATTAGCTGATGAAACAACAACGTATGAGCGTATTAGCGATACAGGACAAAATACAACAGATATTACATTTGATTACGGTGAATCAAGCTGGAATAGATTAGATATACATAGTGGCGAGTGTGGTTCTAACAACCAAGCAGTTCATTACAATATGCAAAACAATGATGACCAAACAATTACTATTACGTTCCCAGAAGATAACATTACAACGGCAGGTTTTTTATCTGGTTGTGTCAATGACGCATACCCGGTAACTTGGACTTTTAGCGATAGTACAACAGAAACAGTAAATTATTCTGCACAATCTAACGCTAATGTATCAACTATGTATGAGATTGTTAGTAAAACAGTAACAGGTAAATATATAACTTCAGTTTCTATACAATACGACGATTATGTAATTATTGATGATATATATTGGACTTATGCTACTACACCTACTACAACGACATCTAGTACAACAACAACTACTAGCACCACGACTACGACTGTTCCACCGACTACGACTACGACTACTTCTAGTACCACTACGACAACTACAACAACTACAACGACAACAACTACCACAACGACTATACCACCGACTACAACAACTTCTACAACAACTACAACAATAGATCCAGTAACAGTAGAACGTAACAATAATCACGCTGAAACAGGTATTTATGAAACAAATCAAGAACGTCAAGACCGGGAAGATAGAGAACACCAAGAGTGGTTAGCACGTGAAGAAGCTAAAAGACAAGCTGAATACGAAGCTGAACAAGAACGCATAAGAGCAGAAGAAGCTGAAAGGGAACGACAAGAAGAAGAAGCTAGAATAGAAGCTGAACGTATAGCTGAAGAAGAACGTATTGCAGCAGAAAAAGAAGAACAACGTTTATATGAGGAAGAACAAGAGCGTTTACGCTTAGAAGAAGAAGAAAGAATAGAAGCTGAAGAAAGAGAACTTGCACGTATAGAAGCAGAAGCCGAAGCAAAAATACAAGAAGAATTAGAACAATCAATATTAAAAGATGTTGACATAGAAGAATTATCAGATCAAGAATTAGAAGAAGTAAAAGAACTTATTGACACAATACAACTTATACAAGAACAAAACCTAGAAGAAGAATTTTATATAGAAGAAGAAATAATTGTATTAGAAATACCAGAAATAATAATTATAGAACAGGAAGATTTAGATGAAAAAGAAGATACAGAACCTATTAAAGAGGTTTTTGAAGAAGATGAAGTTTTGGATATTGTCCCAAATCAACGAGAAGATTTGGGTGGAAGCGATAGTGAAAGACCAAATGAAGAAAAAGAACTTGAAGAACTTACAGAAGAAGAAGTAATAGTTGAAGTTGAAGCAGTAAGTGAAGCTATTGAAGAAATAGTTAATATAGAAGTTTTAGATCAAGATGAACTAGAAGAACTAAGTGAAGAAGAATTAGAAATATATGAAGAAGAACTTGAAACGCAAATAGAAGAATATGTAGAAGAATTAGAAACAGAACAGCTTGTAGAGGTAGTAGAGCAAGTAGCAGAAATATCTGTACAAAATTTAGTAGTTGCAGATGAACAGACTAAAAAAGTAGTACAAGCTGTTGTGGAAGAAGTAACTGATATAGAAACTGTTGCTGAATTAACAGAAGAAGAAAAAGAAGTTGTTGCTGAAGTGCTTGGTGTAGAGGAAGCTAATGACGTTGTTATAATCGCAGAACAATCTGTTAAAGAAGAAGCTATTGCAACAGCTGTTGAAGAATATGTTGAACGTGCAGTAGAAAACGCAGACGTAGAAGATTATGGTATTCAAAACGTAATTGTTGAAGTAGGTGTAGAACAGTTTATACAAGATCCAATAGGACAACTATTAGATATTGATTTAACTGATGTAGTAATATCAGATATTGGTAGTGATATGCCAGAAGCAGTAAAGACACAAGCAGCTAAAACAGTTGTCCCGGTAATTATTGTTGGCCAAATTATCGCTACACCGTATAAAAGAAGATTTTAATGAAAAAAATATATAACGGAATAATTGCAATATTAAAAGAAACAGCAGCACAAACCTTTACGATTTTAGGTTTTGCAATATCGTGGTTTCTTTTAACTGGAACAGCTAAAGACATTGTAGGTATTATGATTTTAATAAGTTTTGTTGTTTGGTTCGCAACCATAAATTTTAGAAAATAGTAACATAAAAGTAGTAAAAGCTATAAATATCTACACATAAACATTAAACCCACTTTAATTAGTGGGTTTTTTGTATGTATAAAACCTTTTATTGTCGTATTTATGTATTAAACTAAAACTAACAACAAGGGCTTTATGGATAGTTTTGAACAATTTATTGATAAAAAGCGTAATAAATCACCTAATCGTGCGTATGAAGCAAAATATCCAGAACATCTTGATATAATTAAGAACTTATTAAAAGAGTGCCACGAAAAACGTACATCAACAATGTGGTCATTATACTCTTATAGATCCATAGCTGAATATATGTATTATGGGCTTGAAATGAAAGAAATTAGTTTTGAGGGCTTACGTAAGGCAATATCACGCATAGCTAAGGACAACAACCTTGAACTTTGATGAATTTATAGAAGTCAAGCAAAGTAAACAAAATCCTAAAGACGAACACCCAAAGGGTTTTAAACCGGGTGTAGAGTGGAACGGCAATAAAGGACAAATAACTACCAAAGGTTTAGAAGACCGTGGCGATTTAGATTGGGACGAGTGGATAGATTACTGGATTGGTAAAGGTGCAAGTAAAACATTTTATATTAAAAAAGATGAAGCAATAAACTTTAGAGTATGGGACGCTTGGGGTAAAAATCCTAAAACAGGCGAAAGTGAACCTACAAAGTTTTATTATTTTAAAACAAATCTTTATAGTCGTGAAAACAGTACACCAGATAAAGATATACAAGAACTAGCAAATCGTATATCTAAAATAAAACCTAAACCTAAAACAAAAGTAAAAGTACACGAAACTTGTCTGGTACTGAGTTGCAGCGATTGGCAAGTTGGTAAAAAAAATACGGAAAAATCAGTATTACAGTATTTTGAAAGCATTTACAAAATTAAAGATGATTTAAAGAACCTACGCAAAAAACACACAATAGACAAATTAGTTATTTGTGGTTTAGGTGATTTAGTAGAGAATTGCAGCAATAACTTTTACCCAATGGGTTTATTTGAACAAGAGTTTGATAATAGACAACAAATGCGTATAGCTAGACGTATGCTTACTAAGACCATAGAAATACTTGCACCATTGTTTACTGATGTAATAGTTATGGCAACTATGGGTAATCACGGTGAACGTAGACAAAATGGCAAGGCAAATACAAGTTTTGGCGACAATATGGACGTAGAACTGTTTGATAGTGTAGAAGAAATATTTAGTAAATCACCAGCTTTTAAACATATCAAGTGGTACATACCAGACAATTACCTAACAACAAGTGTACAAGTGCTACCTAATACAGTTTTATCTATTGCACACGGACACCAAGCACGTTATGGATCTAACGCACAAGCTAAGGTAGTTAATTGGTTTACAAAGATGAGTTCAAACAAAACTAAGGCAGAACTATACGATACAGATGTATTGTTAGTTGGCCATTTTCATCATCATTTTAGTGTTGAAGTAGATCAAAGACTTGTATTATGTGCAACAGCTTATGATTTATCTGGACAACAATGGTTTAGTGAGCAGGGTGGTGGATCAGCTTTACACGGTGTTACTGCGTTCTTAATGCACAACAAAGAGGGACGCAAGTGGTCAGATATTAATATATATTGATATGAAGTTAACAGTAGTTAGAACACAATTTGGAACAGACGCAACAAACGGAATATTGCTAATTGATGACGTATTTGAGTGTTACACGTTAGAAGATCAGTACCAAGAAGTTAAGGTAATGCACGAAACTTGCATACCAGAGGGTACATACGACATAAAATTAAGAACTGTTGGTGGTTTTCACGAAAAATACAAAGCAAGATATAGCAATCATAAAGGTATGTTGCATTTACAAGATGTACCGGGTTTTACTTACATTTTGATACACGCAGGTAATACTGACGAACATACTTCTGGTTGTCTGATAATTGGTGAAACACAACAAGATTTAGACATAAGCAAAGACGGTTTTATAGGTCATAGTGGCAAGGCATACACAAAGCTATATGACAAAGTAGTAAAAGAGTTACTGCAAGGTAATGATGTTACTATTGAATATACAACAATCACAAAATTGTTAAATGGTGGTGAAACGATTGTGCCAAAAAAACGCAAAAAAATAACAAGATTTGTACCGTTAAAAAAAGGTGATAAAGGCAAAAAAGTTAAAGAGTTGCAAACAATGTTAAACATAATAAATAAAACATTTATAAACATTGACGGTGATTATGGCAATAAAACATTAGCAGCTGTGGTTTCATTTCAAAAGAAATACAAGCTAAAACCAGACGGTGTTGTTGGCAATATGACTTATGCAAAGTTATTAGAAGTAAGTAGGTCTAAAATGAACAAAGGAAAGGTTAGTTTTGACTAAAATAAATAAAACAAATTGGAAAGCATACTGGAAGTTTATGTTTGCAAAAGCATTTAGAACTGGTTTGCAATCAGCTATTTCATTGTGGTTAGCTAACAGTACAGGGATCATTGACGCAGATATGTTACAACTTGTTGGTGTAGCATTTATGACTTCGTTTGTAACTGTATTGCAACACGCACTAGAACAGTACAAACCTAAAGAAACTTTCTAACGCAACCCAATCGCAGCAAGAAATAAAAAGACCGGGTGGTTGAAATACCCGGTCTTTTTTATACGTACTAACAAATGGAGTGTTAGAAATCTAATATTAACATACTTTTTTTTGTAAATAACACACATTGTAAATAATTTATATATAATACAAACAATACAAAAAGGAGTGAACAAATGGACAAATATAGTAATCCAGATGTATTTATAGTATTAGTCGGTTTTATCGGCATAATTCTTTTAGGTGCATTACTTGGTGAAGTTGCTGTATGGGTTGCAAAAATACTTGGCTACGAATATGAAGAAAAACCAAATGTAGATTTTTGGCAAAGACTTCAAGACGGTGAAGTATTAGACGCAGAAAATATGTTTAGCAATGAGTGAGTTAAGTAAACCATTAAACGAATTTTGGGACAGGCAAATAAATTCAAGTGATGTTGTTGTAGCAAAACCATTTAGTGGTAATTGTATGTTTTGTGCAAAACAAATTACAGAACAAGATGAAGATCATAGTGTTTGTAATAATTGTTGGGCAGAATTGGGTGAAGAAGATAATGGTAAATAAATATCAAATTAATGTCGTAGGTACGCAGTATATTACGACAGATACAGAAGAAAAAGCTATTGAACTTGTTGAAGAAAAATTAAAAACAATTAGTAGTTCTTTTAATATGCAGGTTTTTTCAATAGCACAAGTTGAAAAAGGAGTGTTTAATGACACAAAGTGAAATAATAATGAAACAAGTTGCTTTAAAAGCAGCAGTTGAGTTAACAAAGGATAAGTTTGATTCTAATAACGATATAGCTAACCAACTAGAAGTTATTAGAAACATATCTAATAATCTTTTTAATTATTTAAAAGACGGTATGGTTGAACAAGAAGTTACATACAAGTACAACAACGATACACCAGAAGTAACAGTTGGTGAAAAACCTAAGTTTGAAGCTAAATGTCCAAGTTGTGGATCTAAAGTTTGGGACAATCGTGAAACTGCACAAGGTAAACAACCATTGTGGAAATGTGGAAATAAAGACGGTTGCGATACTGGTAAAGGTTATCCGTGGGCAAGTTGGAACGAGGACGAGTTTGATAATGCTATAAAGCAATTTACAGCAGAACAAACACCAGAAGTTGTTGATATTGACGACTTAGCACCACCGTTTTAATGACAATACTTGAAAATATAA